TGCACTATGTAACTAACGTTCTTGTTCTTCAGGATCCTGGCAATCCAGCGAATGAAGGTAAAGTCTTCCTTTACAAGTTCGGTAAGAAAATCTTTGATAAGGTTATGGATGTTATGAATCCAGCATTCGCCGATGAAACGCCAGTTAATCCTTTTGATTTCTGGGAAGGTGCAGACTTCAAGTTGAAAATCCGTCAAGTGGAAGGATATCGTAATTATGATAAGTCGGAGTTTGCTTCAGCATCTGGTCTCTATGAAGGAGACGAATCCAAGTTGGAGTCAGTCTATAACTCACTACATTCGCTCGGTGAGTTTACCGACCCAAAGAACTACAAGTCCTACGATGAACTCAAAGCAAAACTAGCGAGAGTCCTTGGTGAGGAAGTATCTATGGGTGCGCCAACCATGAAGCAAGAAACAGCGATGAATACTCCGGCACCGGAACCAGAGTATAAGGTTGCTGAACCTATCACTGCTGAGAATACATCAGTGAGCGGTGATGACGATACAATGTCATACTTTGCTAAATTAGCGCAAGAGGACTAATCACTAGTCCCAGAACCAAACGTGTTGGGGTCGGTAGCGGCAAGAGCATCAGGTGTCATAGTCGTTGAAGATGATCCGATTGTCACATCGTCCCCAACCTTTCCTACAATTTGAGGAGCTCCACCGAATTCACCACCGCCAGCATCAGTAATACCTGCTTGTTCAGCAAGTTCTTTACCAAGATCGGTGGGTTTAACTCTCATATCTTTTGTAGTTTGAAGACTGCCTGTTTGTTCTACTTTTAATCTTCGGATACCTTCAGCAACACTATTCGGTATGAAACTGCTACCTTCAATATAACTTGCGATTCCTTCAATTATTTGATTGAGTGCTGCCTGTATTGCGGCGATAGGAGTCATGATGATATTTCTAATCATCTCAGTGATACTAAAACTATCTAAGAAGTCTTCGACCTTTGCAGCACCAAACTTACCAGCAATCCAAGATACCGCACTCTTGATCAAATCTAAAGGCATACCAACCAGTCCTTCGAGCAATCCAGACAAAGAACCGATGAGTCCACCTTTCTTAAGATTACCATCATCATCTACATATTCCTTAAAATATCCTCTGATACTATCAAGAATTCCAAAGATGACAGTAGCTGGCCAAGCAAATCTTCCTATCGTTCTTCCGATTGACCCCAGTGTTTTCATGAAAACTGATCCCTCATCAAAAATACTGAAAGCACTTTTTATATTTTTCCAAGTTCTGCCCAAGAAACTATCTTCACTGACACTAAAAAATTCCTTGATTGGTTTAAAAAAATCTCCTAGAAGATCCCCGACCTTTTTTAAATCCTCTGCGCCTTCTGCAGTCTTGAACGAACTAAACAATGCATCAAATGGTTTTTGAATTAAAGTTCTTAGAGTTGCTCCGATCTTACCAGCAAGAGTTGAAAAATCTTCCATCTTTATTACATCATCTACAACACCAAGTGCTCTCGTCCCTATTTTGTTGAAACCTGCGCTGAAGTTCCGGAAGAAAGTTGCCATGGGTTTGAATAGATCATCAAAGAAAGTTGCAATCCTTGTAGTAATTGCTGAGAACCTTGCTCTAAAATCTTTAGGAGATTCGGTGAAGAATTTTCGAATAGGTCTAAAGAAATCACCTATGCTATCGGCAATTATTTTTAATGCTCTCCCTATCGCACCACCAAAAAGTTTACTATCTAAAGTCTTAGCCAATGCTTTCATTAGATTGCCAATCATACGAGCAATACCACCAAGCATTTTTGTTAGTGGTCCAAGACCTTTGTTCAATCCAAGTGCCATTGCTCTTAGTTTTGCAAAATAATTTTTAAGTGCTTCAAGTGCTGCGAAACCTGCTGTGATTAAACCATAAACAATTGGAGCAAGCATACCTAATCCGAAACCATCGTCTTTTTTCACAACCTGCGCTCTGTTAGGTGCAGTTCCTTTTTGCTTTCTCGCCTCTCTCTTTTCTTCTAACTCATCAAGCTTTGACTGTTTGAGAAATTTGAAATAATCCGAGAAGTCTTTGCGTAAACCAGCAATGTCTTTTCTCATTTCTTCTTGAGATTCGTTTTGCTGTAACAGCGTCATGTTTACTTGGTTTAGAGTTATTTCAGCCATTTTGTTCCTGCTGTTTTTGTTCCTGTTCCTTTAGATATTCCATCAACATAATTAAATAAATTTCCCTCTCCCAAGGTAGCATATTATCGATTTCAGTCAGAGAATAATTAAAATGCTGTAGAAGTTGAAAATTCACACGGTAATAATTCTCTAATGTCTCATGAGAGAGGTTAATTAGAAAAAATCGTCAAGACCCTCCAGAACTACGTTGTTTTCATGCCCGCACTTTGTGCACTTAAAATTTGTTTCTAAAGAAAGTTTCGGAAACTCTCTAATAAACTCTGATATCTTTTCGAACTGCGCAGTAGAGAGTGACTCAATGAATTTATCAATCTCTTCTTTTGACTCATCTTTGATTGCAATCTTTTCATCTTCGGTTAAGACATATTCGATACACGCACTCAACATATCAAATACTGCGGAGGAACTTGAAGACTCGAGGGAATCTAATTTTGATGCCATAGTATGATAGCTCGGATAAGTCATCTCTACAGATATCTGATCGTTCAACTTAACGACCTTATCTTGCATCTTGCCTTTTATTCCCGCTTTCGTAATATCCAATGATACATCATTCTGCGCTTCACATTCATCACACTTGATTATAATTTCAGTAGATTCACCAACCGACTTTCCTCGGATCTGTGTAAAAATATAATCAATATCAAATGTAGGCAATCTACGAAAATCAATTTCTTCTTGTACGCATGCCTTAATCGTATTTACGATAGCATCCATTACTTGCTTTTTATCTTGACTCTCACTCGCAATCAATAATACCTTCTGCTCTTTTACGAGGAAAGGTCTATATGTAATCTCTTGTTTAGTAGAGGGTACTTCTAGACTGTACCAACTCGATTCATTTACTACTGGAAGTGCCATAATAACTCCTTATGCTAAAATACCAGTCACATCAATTGGCAGTCCTGTTAACCCTGCCGACGCTGTAATCCATCCTTGCCCACCATCGATAGATTGCCAGTTGGTGTACGACATTTGTACACTCAGCTGAACCAATCCATCTAATTCGTTATTTAGTTCTATTGCTTGAATGCTTGTAGGAAACGCATCTATTAAGCGAACAGAATATACACTACTGCCACCAAGACCAAGATTGACCTTAACTGGACCAGCGTTGAATCCGATATTTTTGATGGGTTTTCGTAACTGATGGATTTTAATGTCCTTGGCATATCCGCCAGAACCTTTCTTATATTTAACACCTTGTCCCCTTTCATCTAATATAGTAGACTTCCACTCATCGAAATATTTTTTAATACCATAATCATTCAGCGCATAGAATGTCATTGTTACATCTTCAACAGCATAACCATATGCGACTTTTTGAAATTCCATCCCCACTCTGCGTTCTGCCGTCATAATTTGCTTTCCAGGCAAAGTTGTATTCGCGCAAAGCAGATTTAAGTTTCCCGAACCCAAAGTTCCCGAAGATACTAATTGAAATATCTGTCCTAAGATACCACTCGATCCCTGAAAAGTTGCCGGAAGTTCGACTAAGAATTGATTGCTTCTTGCGAATCCGAGTTTAGAAGATGCCAGTGATTTTAATTGGTCGATACTCATTAGATAGCTTCCCTAGATGCTCTGTATATAGCAGACTGATTTGCCTTTTCCCAAGATGCAGTTGGTAAAAATGTAGCAATCTCCCACTCTGTTGCGGCGACTCGCGCGAACCTCGACTTAACATGCGCTGTTAAATAATGTTTATAGCAAGGTTTGAAATATCTTAGTTTAGAAGATGCTTGAAGCATATTATAAGTCACTTCAAATTTAGTGGTATCATCATATTTTTTGTTATTTGTAATATCCATCAAACCATCTAAGAATTTTGCCCTTAAAGCAACTGGCAGGTAATGAAGATTAATACCATAGAATCCTTTCGGTGCTGGACCAACTAGGATCGCTAGAGGAAATCTATCATAGAATGGTAAAGTCTCTTTATGCTTTGGGTCATAGAAAAACATATTCATTGATCCTATGAGTGGTCGAGTCGCGAGAGTTATTTCATCTTCAGACATAAGATCACGTCTGTTAATTGACTTTCCTAATGCTTGTGCTTTTTTACGAAACCAATTTTGCGCTTCTTTTGTGCGTGGATTGATTCCTGCTCTAAATGCTTGATACTGTAGGTTTTGGAATAAATTACTCATAGCACTATTTATATCACTTTTTGCGTTTTTTACGATACGGAGATAAAGGTTTCAGTGGTTTGAGTTTACCTTTCTGCTCTTTCATAATCCCCATAGATTTTAATGTATTCTCTGTCCATATTTGAAACTCCCACCCTCTATCGTTTGCATAATCGTTTGCTGCTTGCCATTTATTCATATTCTTCACATAAGTCATCGCCTCTCCAATATATCTACGAGATTTATCGGGACGTTTCGGCGGTTCTGTTTCTTTTGCAGGTTTTATTTCAACAAGAATAGTTTTGCCATCATTAAACGTTATTTTTAAATCTACAAAATATCTGTGATACCTTTTATCTACATCATAGTAATATGGTACAACCGTTTCTTCAGAACTCCAATATTTTATATTAGGATTACTGTCGCACCATAAAAAGCATAGTTTCTCCCAATGTGACCGATAAGTTACTTTATCCGGATCACCTCGATACTTCTTAATATTCTTTGGTCTATACTTTCCTGAATATGCCATTTTTTGATATAAATAGGTTTAGACATTTCTAACGGTTTATTTATAGGCGGATATCAATGGCGGATACATGGGAAATTAAACCCTCATCACTCCCACGTGACGGTGGTAATCCTGGTGGCACTCTCGCATCTGTTGCCAAAGCAAAGGGAACAGTAAACTTGGGCGGATTGAAAAATACTGCTGCAATTTCAGAAAATACTATTGAAGGTGAATATACGACGAACGTCCTCGGAGAGAAATTAAAATATCCTGAAGATCTTGAATCAATAGAAGCATGCCCTGCTAAAATGACTTTCAGCATTTATGAGGTTACATCATACTCACCTGTTCCAGAGAGTAAAGAAGAAATGCTGGCGCTAGGAGAACTTGTAAGAAGATCTGCTTCTAAATCATCGGAAAGTATTGCATCAGAGGCAGGGAATCTTAATGAAAAAAGAGTTGCTGGTGGTACTGCTAAAGATATCACACCGAATGTGGGTAACACTGATGACGCATATAATATTGGTGCTGCAGGAGAGTTCGGTAATATTGGACAATCTAGAGAAGAAAATATAACAAAAAAAATATCTGATGCTGAAATACAAGCAGCAGAAGACTTAGTGGCAAGTGGAAAAAGTGGAGATATACAAGTTACAAAAGTTAAAGGTGCGCCATCCATACAATTATATCTTCCTCCAGGACTTCAATATAATGATGATGTAAATTATAACAATGTTGATTTGGGTCCAGGAGGTGTTGGTGCGATCGCTGCATTACAATCGGGAAGTTCAGTAGCATCTGCTATATCTAAAGGTTTATTTGATGGACTCACCAGTATTTTTAATTTAGCTGCTGGATCTCTTAGTGGTGATGTCGCGAATGTCGC